ACCCCTGCTCAAGGCCTCTTGCCTGAGCGTGCTGCACATTCGCACCGGCCGCATAGACGGTCGTTTCCTCGTTGTAGCTGATCCGCTTCACTCGCCATCAACCCGCTTCAGGTAGTCGTTGATGAAGGCCTCAGCCACGTCCATTGCCCGTTCTCGGGGAACCTCATGGTGAATCGAGAGGTACGAGACGATCAGAGCCAGAGCAAGGGGCGGAATCTTCTCTGCCTCTTCAGCCGGCTCATGCTCCAGAGCTGCCCCCATGCCCACCAGCACCATGGCTGATGCGGACAGAACGTCGTCGAGCTGCTCTTCAGTGAGGGACTCACCTCGCTTGTTGCGGATCACCGCGTCTCCCAGGTCTCGAATCAACTTAGAGGGCCGAGGGGAGGGGCCCCGACTGCGGGCCCCTGCTCCCTCTACTTCCAGTATGACACAGGTTGGGTCTCGAATCAACTATCTAGACCAAGAGGCTTGAGTTACTCGTCGTATGAGGGCTCAATCTCTCCGTCGTCGCAGCAGATCGAAGTCTCATCCTCAACCTCTTCGCCGCATCCGTTACACCACCAGTAGACCGGCTCTCGATCGTCTCCCATGAAGCCCACCCTACATGCACTCAGGTCTCGAATCAACCTAGCGGGTACGAGAAAACGAGCAAGCGTGGCTCACGTCGCAGAAGTTGCAGTGGAAGCCCGTCTTGGCCTCAAAGCGGCCGGCCTTCACGCCCTGGTCCATCTCCACGTACCGAGCTGCTACCTGCTCCTCGGTCACCTCGGAGAGGTCCACCGGCTTGGAGAGGTTCCCAGTCTTCCCGAGGTACCAGTCACCCCGGTTGACCGTCACACCGAACGTCTTCCTCACAGCTACGGCGTAGGTCTGCAACTGGAACTCCGACTTGGTCGACCCCGTCTTGAGGTCCCGCACCCTCACCGATCCGTCATCCTCCGAGATGAGTTGGTCAATGTACCCGCGGACGGCTACGCCTCCGAGATCCACCTTGAAGTACAGCTCCAAGCCCTGTGTGGGGTTCGTAGGAGCGTCGGCAATGTCGTAGCCGTTCCATCCCTCGCTGTCCAGCCAGATAGCCGGCTGGTGCTCGTTGGACCACTCCACGTACCGAGCTACCTGCTTCTGGCCCAGGGCATAGCGCTCCTCGATGTCCTGTCCAGCCGGCTTCTTGCTGGCAGTCAGCCACCGGTCAAGGTTGGGCTCCTTGTCCAGGGCCTTGTTCACAAGGGCGCTGTACTGGTCCGAGAAGAGTTGAACCATGTCGTCCGAGGAGTACATCCCCATGCCCTTCTCGAACTTCTCCGCGGCGGAGTGGAAGGCCGTGCCCTGGAAGCTCCAGGCTGCCGGCCGCGGCACCACCCGCTCCACCCGCTGAAGGTAGAACTGCCAGGAGCACTTCTCGTACTGCTCGGTCTGGCTCACAGACCGAGGTTGCGTCTCGATGCTCCCCCGACTCCTGCCCCGAGAGGTCTCCGCCTGCGACTGGTAACCCGGCTGCGTCGAGTTCCAGGCTGCAAGAGCCTTGGCCTCATCACTCTGTCGAAACGTCATCTGACCTCCTGGTCTAGACACGAAAAAGGACCATGCCGCTTCCTGACATGGCCCCTACCGATCGGATGCTCACCCTCCATAGACAGTCACCACATGGAAGGAGGTGCTCCCGGGGAACGCTGGGTGCGCCTTCCCGTACCACTCTCGTTCAACAACGCAGTCCGCCAGGCTCTTCCCCAACTCCCCCTCCAATCTTCGGAGTTCGTCTATGTCTTCCTCGTCCAGCATGTTGGTGATGACCAACATGAAGTATTGCCGGAACGGTTCTCCCGTTACCTTCGTGATCAAGAGGGCTGATGTCTCTGCCCACGTCACCGCGGCATCGACCTTGCCTTGACTGATCATCCCCAGTGCATCTGGCTGAGCCTCACAGGCCTCAGCAGACGTGACCAAACGGAGCACACGCCCTCCCCTGTCAGAGGGTGAACTAGCAAGCGCGTTCACCCCTTGGCCAGAAACATACACACGCTCTTCACACTTCAACATCCCTGTGAACGTGAGCGTCATCACCGGATTCTTTGCCTCCACTTAGGCAACCCTTTCCAAAACGAAAAGACCCCCTGGTCAACAGGGGGTCTTCGCAGGTCAGAGGCCTTAGTCGCTCACAGCCTCAGGCAGTTGTAGAGCTTGCCTCAACTTCTCGTCAGGGAAACCTAGCTCCTCAGGCCAGTCGATAACAAGGTTACCGTCCCGTTTCTCTCGTGGCCTGTAGTACCACCCCTCAGGCCTGTCAGGGTCGTAGCAGAGGACGATGCCCTCCCTGCGGATCCGCTCTTCCCACACCCGAGCCCGGTGGAGCTGATCTTGACTAAGGGTCTTGTCGCCTAGGCGCCACCTGAGCCACTCCTTGAGGCGCTTGGCGCTGTACCGGTTGTGGTGCCCCGTGCCCCGCAGTGGAGCCCAGATCTTCCATCGCGCGGCAAGGTAATCGTTCACCTGTGCGGATACGGGGCGAACACGTTCATGCTTGACCAGCCGCTTGTTCACTGCTTGAGGGGAGGCGCCAAACTGAGCGGCGATCTCTGCATCAGTGAGTCCCCGATGCCGCATCTTCAGCAGCTCATAGTCCGAAGGCAGCTTGCTCACGGGCATGTCATGTCCTTTTCCCTGGGGGGTGCATGAGTGGCCCTCTCCCCCAAGTCGGCTGACTTGGCGGTAAGACCACACTATCCAAAAACGAGGCTGGTCAGGTCTCGTTTCAACGTGTGATGTAGGTCTCACGTTGACCCGGATTGTTGCGTTCCCCTCAGTAACCCCTTGCATACATCTGCGTACCTACTGGGACCTCGCGCCAACCCGCTGCGCCGGCACCTCAGCAGTAACACGAACGCCCTGCATACAGGCACACAGGGCCTCCTGCCGGGGACTCTAGAGCAGCGGTTAACCCTTGGCCAACGCACATGCTCAGATCCAGCCATCAGGCGTGTGATCTGGCTCTCACTTCTTCCTCGGCTGTCACAAACCACTACTCAGTGACACCGACGTCTATAGTGAAGAGAGAATAGAAAATACTTAGTAAGTACTTGGCTCCCTAAAGAGCCAAGTTGACACGAGACCCAGTTCTCGCTACACTAGAAATAAGAGAGTAGTTAGTGAGTCTCCTTGAAGAGACTCACACTCAGTTTCCTTCTTGTTGATCTCCCTGTTGAGTAAGTAACCCAGCCCTTGAAGGCTGGGTTTTTTGTTTCCAGGTCCCAGAGATCCAAGGAGGTAGTTGGCCCCGGCTGCCAGACAAGAACCCAGCCGGGGCCGAAGACTTCTTGGAGGTCCCGTGCCCAGAGCGTCAAGCATCTGTCTGCGAGCCGGCTGCACCTTCAAGACCTTCCGGGATGGTCGGTGCAGAGACCACCAGATCCGGAAGCCCTGGCAGAACGCCTCTGCCAGGAACCAGAGCCGGCCTAGCAACTGGTCTTCGATCAGGGCTCAGGTCTTGGCCCGGGACAGGTTCACCTGCCAGAGCTGCGGAGCGAGATCCGAGCTGGAGGTTGACCACCTGGTCCCGGTCGCCAAGGGGGGCTCCTGGGAGCTGAACAACCTCTGGACACTATGTGCTCCCTGCCACAAGTCCAAGACGGCAAAGTTCGGCTGACTCCTCCGCATCGTTCGGGTCCACTCGCACTGGTGCGGCTATTGCAACCCACCGCACCCCTCGTGGGGTGCGGTCTTGGGACCCATGAGCGTTGCGGGCTCAGGTCGCGGCTCCGGTTCGATTCCGGGTGGGCTCCCCTTCCCTCGGTAGCTCAGTTGGTCAGAGCGCCGCCCTCATAAGGCGGAGGTCGCTGGTTCAAGTCCAGCCTGCGGGACTTGGTAGGGCTGACGATGACGGAGTCATGAACCGTCTAGGCCCTGCCTCACGAACTTCATTCATTCAATGGGGGGTTGGGGTGGCCACTGAAGAGGAGATGCGTAGTCCAGACTGGTGCTGGACTCACAACTGCCACAAGAGCCAGTGTCCTGCACCAGGAGGCCATTGATGCCTAGCCGTCGCTACGAAATCCCTGTCAGGTTCTACATCGAGGTCAACGAGGACGGGGAGCACCTGGAGATGGGCAGTGCCGATGTCCCCTACCCCTACGACGTTTACAAGGCGGTTCCGCGGCTGCTCCGGGAGCTAGCGACCAAGCTGGAGGAGTCGACCCATGACAGAGCCAAGGCACGGTGACTTCGGGCTCACCAAGATCAGTGGACTGGCTGGCGCCTTCGTAAGCGCCGGCCAGTGGTTTGTTGGGGACTTCGCTCCTGTCCAACACGCCCTGGTCTACATCGGTAACGGCATGGTCGTACAGGCCATGCCCTCTGGTGCTGAGGTCATCCCGCTTGCGGAGGCCAGGCCTGTTGTGAAGTGGTCCACGGGACTGATCGACCTCACTGAGGAAGAGCGCTTCAACATCTGCGTAGAGGCACTCCTTCTGGAGCACACCCCCTACTCCTTCCTGGACTACCTGTCGATTGCCCTCACTCGTCTTGGCATGCACTCAAAGTTGATTCGAGACCGCGTACAGGGCTCGGGGCACCTCATCTGCTCACAGCTCGTGGTCGAGGCCTACCGCCGTGCCGGCGTGGAGCTGTTCGGCCCTGACACCTTCCCCGGCGACTACACGCCTGGAGACCTCTGGAACCTGCTCAAGGACAAGGAAGCACATGCCGAACAGTGAGTCTGGCCCCGAGCTTGTTGGCTTCTCTGGAGACGAAGAGGTCTTCTACGGAGCCGACGTTAAGCGGCCCTCCAAGGCCGCAGAGCGCAAGGGATGGCGCTCCTCCATTCAGGAGGAGCTTGACGACCTCGCAGACCTCTACGAGCTGCCTGAGGGCATTCGTTACCGGGACATCCCGGGGGTTCGTCTCTGATGTGCTCTCATTCCCAGCACCGCGTTGAGGTGCCCCCTGATGGGCAGGTCGATGAGACACATATCCATCTTGAAGGGGAACTGGCGGCCTGGTTCAGTTCTTTGCGCCCTGAGCTACAGCAGAAGGTTCTTCGGAACGCATTTGGGGAGGAGGTTCCCAATGGGTAGTCGGGGACCAACCCCCAAGGAGAACGCAGTTCGGAAGAACAAGCATGACTATGAGGTTGAGCTGAGCCCAGAGGCTCAGCCTGGACGACCTCTTCCGCGGACTCTTCCGGTGACTACTGCCGGCGCGAAGCGCTTCTGGAAGACCTGGTCTGAATCCCCTCAGTCCGCAACGTGGATGGAAACCGACTGGACTGAGCTGGAGATAACCACGCTTCTCGTTGATCAGCTCTACCTAGGCGACACCAAGGTAGCCGGCGAGATCCGACAACGGGTTGCTAAGTGGGGCGCCACCAACGAGGACCGCGCGAGATTGCGCATGAAGTTCGAGAAGCCTGAGGAAGGCTCTGAGAAGCCCCCCGCGGAGACGGCAGACGTCGACATGGACGACGACTTGTACAAGAGGCTCAGAGCCGTTTAACGGGCAGGGAGCGGCCTGGGCGGGGCTCCAGTGTGGAGAAGTCTGTTCACCAGCCGTTCCAGGTCGAGACCGCAAGTGAAGAACCAACTCGACCCTCCTTGCAGTCGGACCTTATATGTAGCCCAGTCATTGCAGCTCAGGCACCGATGCTCTCCAGCGGGGGCGGTTTGAACTGATACCTCATCAGACATGAGGGACATCGTAACAGAGGGGGTGATATGGGATGCCCCAGACCGGAAACCTGCCGGCCGGTGTCCCGAAGCCCTCAGAGACTCTCGGCTATCAAATCATTCGTTGGTGTCAGAAGTACGTTGTCACTCCCGATGGTGAACGAGCCGGCGAACCCTGGCAGTTCACTGATGAGCAACTCCGCTTCGTTTTGTGGTTCTACGCCATCAACCCGGATGGGACGTGGAAGTACTCCGCGGGAACACTGAGACGCGCAAAAGGCTGGGGGAAAACGCCCCTCCTTGCAGCACTGGCCATTGTGGAGTTCCTCGGGCCTTGTCGGTTCAGTCACTTCGATGCATTCGGGCTCCCTGTTGGGAAGCCCGTTCCTCTGCCCATTGTGCAGATCGGCGCTACGGCACTGGACCAGACTGAACAGACCTTGGACATGATCCGAGGCATGCTCTCGGAGTCTCCTGCCGAAGAGAAGTACGGACTTGAGATCTCTAAGAGCATCGTTCAGTTCAGGTCCGGTAAGCCAGGAAGCATCAAACCGAAGGCCACTGCTGGCCGCACAAACGAAGGAAATCGTCCATCGTTTTGCGTTATGGACGAATGCCACCATTGGGTGGGTAGCAATGGGGGCCCTGATTTCTACCAGGTGTTGAAGCGGAATATCGAAAAGACCACCAAGTCTGGTTCGAGGTGGGTTTCGACCACGAACGCTTACAACCCTAACGAAGACTCTGTGGCTCAGATCATCCATGAGTCGGAGATGGTACGGCAGGGCTTCTGGCTTTATGACTGCCTCGAAGGTGACATCGAAGTCGAGGACATCCGAGATGAACAGAAGGTTCGCCAGGCTCTCATAGAAGCCTATGGGGATGCCTCCTGGGCTGACATCGAAGGTCTTACCAAGACCATCCTCTATGACCGCACAACGCCCGATAGCACTTACTGCCGCTTCTACTTCAACCAGATCGCAGAGTCCTCTGACGGCTGGATGTCCAAGGTCGAATGGGATGGCATTCACTCAACCTATGAGCCCATCAAGCTTGGTGATCAGATCGCCATTGGCTTTGACGGTTCTGTCCGCGGTGACGCAACGGGTCTTGTGGGGTGCCGGCTCAGTGATGGGAAGCTCTTCGTCCTAGACGTCTGGGAGCGCCCCAAAGACGCTAGGGACGACTGGGAAGTAGACACCCTCGCGGTTGAAGCCGCGGTCTACAAGGCCTTCCGGGATTACAAGGTTGAGTGGATGTACGGGGATCCTCCCTATTTCCAGGAGGCCCTTGGTAGATGGGCTATGGCCTTTGCTACCCGGGATACGGAGTACGTCTTTGAATTTTGGACCAATAAGCCTACGAGGATGGTCCAGGCCACGGAGCGTTTCCGCTCCGCGGTCATGACAAAGGAAATCTGCCATGACGGAGACGAGCGTCTTACTCGTCACGTCCTCAATGCCGTTACCCGCGAAGTCATGGTGGGTGGCGAAGTCGGAATCCTCATCCAGAAGGACAGCCCACGATCGAAAAGGAAAATCGACCTTGCGGTGTGCGCAATCCTCGCCCTTGAGGCGAGAGCGGATGCTATAGCCGACGGGCGCATGAAGCGCCGTAGGAGTCGCGTCGTGGGGTTCTAGTTAGGAGGCCCCATGATTGTCCCTCCCAGTGGCTATTCCGCCGTTGGCCCTCCCGAGACGGAGGTTGACTGGCTTGCCTATCTCCAGGGGAAGTTGACCGAGAGACGTACCGAGATTCTCAAGTACGCCAGTTACTACGAGGGCGAACAGCAGAAGCTAGCCTTTGCTCAGGCTCGCTACAAGACTGCTTTCCAGCAGATATTTGAGGACTGGCGAGACAACTTCTGCGGCCTGATTATCGACTCTGCTACAGAGCGGATGAGGGTTGAGGGCTTCCGGCTTCCCACTGATGGGAAGATGGACACGGACGCCCGGGAGTTCTGGCAGAGGAACAGCCTCGATGCCCTCGCCAACGGGGTGCACCTGGACGCGATGGTTCAGGGCCGTGCCTATGTCATCGTCTGGCAAGGCAGGGATGGTGAGCCCACCATCACTCCCGTCTCCGCAGAGGAGATGGTCGTCCAGTACAAGCCCGGCTCCCTGACGGAGCTGGAGGCCGCGGCGCGGTTCTTCCAGGACTCTTGGGGTCGGACGTGGGTCACCCTCTGGACTGAGACGTACGTCTACGAGGTCCCCCTTGGGAAGACTCAGTGGGAGCAGGGTGAGCGAAAGCCCAACCCCCTCAAGATGGTTCCCGTCGTTCCTTTCCACAACAGGTCTCGCCTCGTTGGTGATCCGTACTCGGATCTTGCCAACGTCATTCCTATTCAGGATGCGATCAACAAGATCACGTCTGACGCCCTCCTTGCCTCCGAGTTCGCTGCTTGGCCGCAGCGATGGGTTACAGGTCTTGAGATTCAGACGGATGAGAACGACGTCCCCAAGGAGCCGTTCCGGGTTGCGGTAGACAAACTCCTTCAGGCGGAGGCCCCTGACGCCAAGTTCGGCCAGTTCGAAGCTGCCGACCTGAAGAACTACGTCAACCTCATCAATCTTCTGGTGCAGCACCTCAGTTCTGTATCCAGGACCCCGAGCCACTACTTCCTTGTGAACCAGGGCAATGCGCCCTCAGGCGAGGCGATTATCAGCGCTGAGGCCGGCCTTGTATCCAAGGTCAAGGAACGGATGCTCTACTTCGGGGAAGCTTGGGAGCAGGTCATCAGACTGTGCTTCCGAGTCAAGAAAGACAAGAGGGCTGAGGAATTCAGCCTCGAAACCGTCTGGGCCGACCCGGAGTATCGGACCGAGGCGCAGCACATTGATTCACTCCTCAAGCTCAAGCAGCTCAACGTGCCCGAGGAAATCCTTTGGATGCGAGCTGGCTTCACCGCTACCGAAGTCCAGGCCTTCCGCGAAATGCGGAAGGAGGATGCCAAGGCAGCGAAGGAAGTTTCTGAGCTTGGACCCCAGGCCCCTCAGCCTGGAGCCCCTGGGGGCGACAAGGCAGCCGCAATGGCAGCCAAGCCCCCTCAGGGCAATGCCGGCAACGTAAGCCGGAAGCTCAACGAAAAGAAGTAGCCGACCGAAATGGGCGGTTAGCTCTAGACACCGAAATGGGATGAGCGCATGCCTGAAGAGAGCACGACCGAGACGAACCCCACGGAGACCATCATCACGACGACTGAGACGAACTCTCAGGAGCCGAAGCCTCCGTCCACCCTCGAAGAGGCTCTGGCCCTCCTGGAAGAGGAGCGCAAGAGCACTACGAAGTGGAAGGCCCTGTCTCGTCAGAACGAGAAGAAGTGGGAAGACGCTTCTGCCGAGCGTGATCAGCTCAAGCAGTCGCAGATGACCGAGGCCGAGAAGGCCATTGAAGCCGCACGTACTGAGGGCCGGAATTCCGCACTCAGTGAGATCAGCAAGGATCTGATCACCGCAGAGCTTCGTATCCAGGCGGCCACTGCCGGCGCCACGCTGCCTGACTTCAAGTTCCTGAACCTGGACCAGCTCAAGGGGGAGGACGGTCGTCCGAACCCGGACGCTGTCAAGTCCTTTGTCGAGTCTCTTCCCAAGGCCAAGGAAGAGTTCCCCGATCTCCAGGGTGCAGGCAAGCAGACTGGTGGAGCCCCTGAGGTCACCACCATGGACCCGAACGAGCTTGCAGACTTCATTACGGACGGGTCCTTCATCTAGTCACTCCCTTTCTGTGAGCCCTCCCCCTCCGGAGGGCTTTTTTTATGCCCTTTGGAGGCCAATACATGGCTACTACGCATCACTTTAATCTCGACCCGAAGCAGGTCACGATTGCCGCGCTGGGTCTGCTTGACAGGCAGCTCACTCTTGGCAGTCTCCCTGCCCGCTATTCGGAGCTGGACTTCACCGGTGGCCTTGGTGACGTGATTAACGTCAACCGCCCGAGCCGCTCCATTCCGGTGCAGGAGACTGGCGTCTCCAACATCATCAAGAACCCGATTACCGGGGACAAGAACGTCTTTGCCGCGGCTTCTGACCGGCCGCTTCCGACCACTGCGCGTCGGGCCCCGAATGGTTTCATCAATGAGACCAGGTTCCCGGTTCAGTTGACGACCCTCGCCCAGAATGCTTCGGCTCTGAGCATGGAGCAGGTTGCTTTCGACCTGAAGAAGTTTGGCGGCCAGGTTCTCGCCCCGCTTACCCGCGGTATGGCTGAGTATTTCGATGACACCATTGCCTCATGGATCAAGGCAAACATCAGCCGTTCTGCTCTGACCACGGCTCAGAAGAACGTCATCGGTGGTGACATCGAGGTCTCCATTCCGCAGTACGACGGCACCCGCCAGAACATGATGGATCGTGCTCTTGCTCTCCGGGTTGCCTTCGTCGACGCGCGACTTCACCTGAACCGTGCGAACGTGCCTCACTCCGAGCGCTACGTTATCGCCGGCCCTGAGGTTGAGGCTATTCTTCTGAAGGATCCGGAATTCGTCGCGGTGGACTATTCCGGTGACACCAACGCCCTTCGTCGGGCCATCATCGGTAGCTACTACGGCTTCGATGTCGTGGTTCACAACAGCTTCGATCTGGAGATGTATTTCTTCCACAAGTCGGCGTTCCTTCTGGCCTCTGTCTGCCCGGCTATCCCGATGGGTGCCGTTACCGGCAGCGTGCAGAACGTCAACGGCATCGCTACCCGCATGCTCGTGGACTACGACTACGACCTGAAGGCCGACACCATCGGCCTCGACACCATGTATGGCTTCACCACCATCAAGGAGGACCCGGACTACAACGTCCGCGGGACGCTGATCGGTGAGAAGTTCGTCCGTGGTCTGAAGGTCAACATCACCGAGGTTGCTCCTACCCCGTGACCGAACCCTTCCCTTTGAAGGGAGGGATGACTAGTGGCTTTTGTCACTGTTGAAGAGGTGGCCACCCGTCTTGGGTGGCCCCTTACTCCTGATGAACAGGCTCGGGTCCAGGCCTTCATTGATGACTGCACAGCCCTCATTGAGGAGTGGACAGGCAAGGACTTTGAGCGGAGGACGAACCAGTCGTTCCAGCTCCCTGCGATGTGCAGCCGGTTCCTCACCATCCCCCGTCGCTACATGCCCTACCTCACGGTGACCACGGTTGCCTTCGAGGACGGAGTACCGCTGACGGACTGGACGTACAAGAACGGCTGCCTCTACCGAGAGGCCGGGTGGGACCAGGGACAACTTGTCACGGTCACAGGCTCCTGGGGGTACAACCCTCTGCCGGCAGTCCTGAAGACTGCCACCGCGGCGGAGGTCATCCGTTGGATGGCCCAGACCCCTGGCCTGGCCATGGAACGCACTGGTGAGCGAGAGGTTGAGTACGCCACGGCGTCTTCACCTCAGTCTCTCTCCGAATCAGCCAAGCAGGCTCTACGCCGTTGGAGGCCCTCAGTAGGAACGCTCTCCTTGCGGAGGGCGGACTGATGAGCCAGTACGACGAAGCCATTGAGGTCTACTCCGCTGCTGAGGTGCAGGGCACCTACACCGTGAAGAGGGACTGGGACCATCCGGTCCTGGTCCTCTCCTCCCGGGCCAGTGTCCAGCCTGAGCGGGGCTTCGAGATGAGGTCTCCTGAGCGGGATTTGGCTCAATTCCGACTGCACGTCTACATGCCGTACACGGAGCTGGTGGACGACCAGCACCGGGTGAAGTGGCGCGGGGACTGGTACGAGATCGACG